ATGGAAAGAAATGAAGTGCGTGACTGGCATCGCATTGACATTGTCGCTGAGCTTCACAAGCGTGGCGTGACAATGCGCAGCCTTTCCACCAGCGCCGGGCTAAGCCCAGACACGCTGAAAAATGCGCTGGCTCGTTCATACCCTAAAGGTGAGCGCATCATTGCGAATGCTCTCAATCTGGAACCCTCTTCAATCTGGCCAAGCCGATACAACAAGGATTTGTGATCATGTTTGTCACTGTGAATGAATTAGTTGGCCTTCCCGGCTTGCCAGGCACTCAGCAGGGTATTCGCGGGATGATGAACAAGCTGACGGCGGATGCGCCAGCTCTTGTGCGCAAGCGTCAGGGGACAAAGGCTTTCGAATATCACATTGACTGCCTTCCTGACTCCGCTCAGAAAGCGCTACGTGCTCGCCAGATAAAAGAACTGATGAACGGTTCACCTAAAGAGCAGCCTGTCGTTCCTGCTACCGCATCGACTACGCCACGCGCCAAAGGTGCCGAGGAGAGCAAAATCACGGTGTACCGCAAATGCCCGGCGCTGATGGAGCAGAAGCTTAACGGTCTGACAGCGGCACAGCGCAAGACTGCTGATGCGCGTATGGCTCTGGTCGTTGAAGTGCTGCGCCTCGGAGAACTGCCGGGATACAGCCGGGCAAAAGCTATCCGCGAGATTGTGCGTCAGGCTCAGAGTGGCGAACTGCCTGAGCGACTGGCCGCTGCCGTCTCTCTGGCTAACGCCAAAAAAGGCGCGTTACGGTCGCTGAGTGAAATATCACTCAAGCGCTGGGTGGCTGATTTCAATAAAACCCGCTCTGCCGCTGAACGTCTTCTTTTGCTTGCTCCAGGTAAACGTCAGGTCGTTAAGCCTGAAGAAATCAGATGGTTGCCCGAGTTCCTGAGTTTTTATCGTCGCCCTGACGGTCGCGGTATTCAGGAAGCCTACGATGATTTTGCAGCTGAATGGGCTGAGCGTTACCAGGATGATTCGATGATGGCCGCAGCCATCCCTTCTTACGATCAGGTGTGCTATGCCATGAATAAATTACCCGTTGTTGTTAAGCAGAAAGGCCGCATCACAGGTAGCGAGTTCCGTCAGTACGAGGGCTTTGTCCGCCGTGACTGGGAGTCATTACCGGTTAATTACGTCTGGATTGGTGACGGCCACGGCATGAAGATGAAGGTCGCCCATCCTGACCACGGCAACCCGTTTTCGCCGGAGGTGACGTTTATCCTGGATGGTAGCTGCCGCTATATTGTCGGCTGGAGTCTGGCGCTATCTGAAAGTGTGATAGCTGTTGCCGACGCCCTGCGCCACGGCATTAAAAACCACGGCAAACCGTTCCTGTACTATTCCGATAATGGTGGCGGCGAGACCAACAATACCTTCGATGCTGAGCTGACAGGTATTCTTCCCCGCCTCGGTATTGATCACCGTCTGGGTATCCCGGAAAACCCGCAAGGTCGCGGTATTATCGAACGTCTTAACCGTTCGCTGGCCATGCGTATTTCACGCCAGTTTGCCACCTATTACGGCACCGGCGCAGACCGCAGCACCGTTCGTCGCATGACAAAAGCGCTGCAGTCCGCGACGAATGCAGCGAACAAAGGGAAAGAGCTGACTGCAAAACAACAGCAGACCCTGCGCGATCTGCCCTCATGGGAATCTCTCATTGAACACATCGAGGCTGGTGTCGAGTGGTATAACAACCGCCCGCACGAGTCTCTTCCACTTCGCGGTGATGGCGAGCACTTCACCCCGGCACAGTTCCGCCGCTACAAGCTGGAAAAAGAAGCGACAGAGATCGAATGGCTGTCAGAGCTGGAGCTGCGTGAGATGTTCATGCCGCAGATAGAGCGTACCGTCAACCGCTGTGAGGTCCGTTTATTCAATAACCTGTATTACTCCGCTGAGCTGAATAACGAGCACGGTAATAAAGTGCTGGTTAATTACGATATTCACGACGCAACCCGAGTGGTTATTCGTCGCCCGGATGGTTCATTTATTTGCGAAGCTGTCTGGGATGGCAATAAACAGCAGGCATTCCCGGTCACTGCCGAATATCACCAGCGCCAGCAACGTATCAAAGGGATGCGTCAGCGCGGCGAGGAGAAAGTCCGCCTGGCTGAGGCCGAGAATGTCCACACCCTACCAGCTCCGGCAGAGCAGGAATGGCTGCATGGCAACGTCTATCGCCCCGTTCGTGGTGCTGCACCTGTAGCGCTGGCGGAAATGGAGGAAGAAGAATACAGCGAGGATGAGTATCTGAATAACTCGCTGGATATGCTGGAATCAAATAAACGTAAAAACGCGATTTAAGGCCACTTAAATACCCTTCAAATAATGGAGTGAATTATGTCTGAGGTGAATATTTCCGATATTCGCGAGGTTCTGCGCAACCTTGTCGATGGTAACCGCTTTACTTTTGCTCAGGTTGCCCGTGAAACCGGCTTATCAACCGGTGTGGTCAGTGGCTTCATGAACAATAAATATGCCGGTGATAACGATCGCGTCGAGAAAGCGCTGCAGCGCTGGGTCAATAAACAGCATTCTGCCGCCGAGTTGCCAGCGCCACCGCGCTTTATTGAGACCCCAACAGTTAAACAAATCTGGACAGCTTTCCGATATGCCCACCTGACGGAGTGCATCGGCGTGGTCTGCGGTAACCCTGGCGTCGGGAAGTCTGAGGCCGCGCGGGAATACCGTCGCAGTAACGACAACGTCTGGATGATAACGATCACCCCCTCATGTGCCAGCGTGCTGGAGTGCCTGACCGAGCTGGCCTATGAGCTGGGGATGAATGATGCGCCGCGCCGCAAAGGTCCGCTGGCCCGCGCATTGCGCCGCCGCCTTGATGGCACTCAGGGCCTTGTCATCATTGATGAAGCGGACCATCTGGGCGCGGAAACGCTTGAAGAGCTGCGCCTGCTGCAGGAAGCCACCCGTGTCGGACTTGTGCTGATGGGTAACCACCGCGTCTACAGCAACATGACCGGCGGCAATCGTACCGTTGAGTTCGCCCGCCTTTTCTCACGTATTGCTAAGCGTGTGGCGATTAACAAGACCAAAAAGGCGGATGTGGAAGCCATTGCTGATGCCTGGCATATCGACGGCGAAAAAGAGCGTGACCTGCTGCAGAAGATTGCGCAGAAACCCGGCGCTCTGCGCATCCTCAGTCATTCATTGCGGCTTGCAGCGATGACGGCTCACGGTGCAGGTCAGGCTGTCAGCGAGAGCTACATCCTCAAGGCGCTGCGCGATCTGGATCTGGATGTTGATGTTTCGACGTTATTAAGGGGTTAACACCATGATTACTGAACGTATTGCTGAACATGTTGGTATGGCCACCGCTGCGCAGGCATGGCTGCAGGCGCGCGGTAGTCGTGTTACGGAGATGCGGGTGTGGATGCGCCGCCCGTGTCTGGAAATCACCTGTCCGCCGAATGAGCTGGTAAACAGGGCTAACCATCTTATTGAACGCTGCCCCACCGGGACCCGTTCCGTGTGGATGGCCACCCTTGAAGGTTGTCATGTTATCTGGAGGTAGTTATGGAAACAAAAATTACTGCTTATGCCTGGGCTTCGGGATTAATCGAGTTTGGCGAAACTTTCCCTGATGGTGCTTTGCCCATTATCACCGGTGAAGAAAAAAGAGTTCGGGAAATAATTGAAGTGCGGGCCAGACACTCACGGAAGAATGAACAGATGCTTGTTCCGGGTGTTCCCGAAGCTGATAACCAACATGATGCCTGTGATGCATTAATTCGTTTCACCGAGAGCGTTACTAAAGAATATGTGGAAAAATAAGAGAGAATTTATGAAAACTGAAAATGGTATCCCGGAAGGGTTTCGCGTAAATGCTCAGGGACATTATGTTCCAGAATCCCAGATTAAACCGCTGGATAAGCTGCGTGATGAAGTGGTGCTCGGCATCGTTGAGGCGGCGCGTCTGCAGCGTCAGTCGCTGGTCGAGTTCAAGCTCGGCTCTATGGCGAAAATCGGTGATTTTATCGACCTTTCAGCAGCGGAATATGGTGTTGAATATGGCGGAGCCAAAGGCAATGTCACGCTGGTCAGCTTTGATGGCCGTTATAAGCTGGTTCGCGCTGTAGGCGAACATCGCATCTTTGACGAGCGCATTCAGGCTGCGAAAAAGCTGATTGATGACTGCATTCATGAATGGTCTGCCGGGGCTAACGAAAAGATTATGGCGATGGTCGATCATGCCTTCCGCGTCAATAAACAGGGCCGGATTGACATCAATCAGGTTCTGGGCCTCCGCTCACTGAATATTGACGATGCCAAATGGAATGAAGCGATGGACGCCGTAGCCGATGCTATTCAGGTCACAGGAACCAGCCAGTACCTGCGTTTATATGAGCGTCAGGACGATGGCACTTATAAGCAGATATCGCTCGATTTAGCCAAACTCTGAATATTCGTTAATTAACTTTGTTTTATTTCCGGCGTCAGCGCCGTGGGGTTGCTCACGCCGAAAATCAGTAAGGACATATTATGAATCCGAAAACAAAAGGTATTTTTGAGGCTGCATTCGCCAAATGGGGATTTGAATCTCAGGTGCTGGTTCTTTCCGAAGAAGCCAGCGAATTATCAGCCGCCTGCTCGCGTTTCCTTAACCACAAAACCGACAGCAGCAAGGTGGCTGAAGAAGCCGCTGACGTCGAGATCATGATTGAGCAACTGCGTCATAACGGGATGGGCCCCATGATAGACCATGAGAAAAATCGCAAGATGGCGCGTCTGGCACAGATTGTGGGCGTGGAGTCACAGCCTGTCAGCCCCTTTGGCCCGTCAGTTATGGGGCTTCTGGAGGAAGCGACCGAACAACTGGGCCTTGCCGAAACGCTCTATCGCGACACCAAAACCAGTAACCGCTATGCCGCTGCCCGCGCCCGTATGGCCGTCAGTCTGCTAATGCAGGCCGCACAGAAGATGATACGCGAGCAGCAATATGCCGAACGTATGCGGGCGGAGGATAAAGCTCATGATTAATTTAGAGCAGATTAAAGACGAGGAGCGTGCCGCATGACAACTGATATCACCGAACTGGTGCAGAGACTGGCTACCTGCGCAAAAGAAGACACCTATCCGGTCCTATCGCCTGCTGATTGTGGTGCGCTGGTAGAGGCGCTGGAGAAGGCGCAGCATGCTAACGCAGCTCAGGACGACCACATCAACCAGCAGCAGGACAGCATTGATCGGCTGGAGAAGAAAAACGCCGAACTAGGCAAATACGTCGCCGAGCTGGAGTCCCGAACCGTTAAGCTGCCTGAGCGTTATTCCTGCGAGTTGGGTTACAACGTAGTCGACCCGAACGGCGAAATGCTAGACCGCGATGATGTTATTGCCGCGCTAACAGCCGCTAGAATCAAGGTGGAGGCAGGGGGATGGGCTATCGATCATTCAGCTGGTAGGCCAATCCTTGTGTACAAGGGGTGCAGTGTCATTGAGGCAGAAGACGCAGAGTACGTTCTTGGACTGATTCGAACTCATACAGCCCCTCAGCCAGCTCCAGCAGTGATGGATAACGCAAAATTAAGAGAACTATTTGATGCATGGTTCGCTTCTGATTGTTCTTTTGACCGGTCTCCTGAAGCGTCAGAGGCCGATAATATCGCCTGGCGGGAATCTTATTGGTACGTATGGCAACGTTGCTGCGCAGCCATACTCCAGACTGGTACTTTTCGGGAAAATGAGAATTCGTCAACCGCATCTTTTCGGGAAATATCGGAAACGTCAACTACAGGCGGTAACCAATGACCCGCTCAAATGCAATACAGATTATCCATATCGCCAAAAGCCAGCTTGCGCTTGACGATGACACTTACCGCTCCCTGCTGGGGGCGGTAGTTCCGGGCAAGTCGAGCTGCCGCGAGATGACCATCATCGAGCTGCAGAATGTTATCCAGGCACTGGAGGCTAAGGGGTTCAAAAGCAAACCTCAGCGCCGTTCTCAGCGCCGCATGTCAGCCCCGTCTGATGTGAGCCTGAAAATCCGCGCAATATGGAAAACGATGTTTAACGAGGGTTTTATCCGGGATGGTAGTGATATTGCGCTCGACCGCTTTGTCCAGCGCCAGACCCGCATCCGTAATGGTGGCGCAGGCGTCTCCAGCCTTGAGTGGCTGCGCGGTGATGCCGAAGCGAACTTCCTTGAGAGTCTGAAACAATGGCACATCCGTGGGATGAAAGAGACTATGTTAGAGCACCGCGTCCGGCTCCCTGAAAACCCTGTCACCGGTGGTGAAAGCCGGGACTATGACACAATCTGCAGCGCTTACGCTGTCGCAGCCAGAAGGTGGAAAAAATGAGTATGAGTGACGATCTCTTTGGTGACGTACAGGACGACAGCATTCTGGACCATATCGATGATGAGATGGAGAGTTCCCGCTTTCCGTCGTTGTTGGCAGAACTGAATGCTTTATTGCGTAAGGAGCTTGAGCGCCTTGGCTATGACCCGCGCCACTCCATTGAACTGGTCGCAGCCATCAGCAGTAAAATCGGTGGGATGCAGATTTATTTTCCTCGCGGTCAAGTGCTGGAACAGCTCATCAGGGATATGCGCATCTGGCGTGATTTCAAGGGGAATAACATTCCAGAGCTGGTTGAACGCTACCAGGTCACCTACAAAACAGTGTATAAAGCTATCAGGCGTATGCGCAGGCTGGAACTAAGTAAACGTCAGTATTCTCTGGACATGGAGTGATAACAATGATTGGTGGTGTTTTTATAAATTTAGTGATTGTTGTATGTTGCTTCTGGGTGTTTTTTGATGCAGCAAACAATCATATTGGAATGCATACTGTTAAAGACGGTGTTAACAAAGGGTACAGAAGCGGTTTGTCTCCTATCGTTTGGGGTGCTAGTTCTTTATTTATTTTTCCATTCTTTATCTATTTATACAGGAGAAAAACACTGCTTTCTATTGCTAAGGAATACCCTGTACAAACGGATAAAAGCACTGGCTTTATAATTGTTTTTTTGATTGTATCTGCGGTGATGATTTACTCATTCAAAGATTTTCTATTTATCTAGTCGAATCAAACTTAAAGGAAGCCGGTTAATCCGGCTTTTTTTATACCTGCCACAAAATGAGAAGGAACCCACATTTACCTTCTTCCTTGTAAAAGGTGCAGGCATGACAACAGCATTCTCCCCCGCGTTTTTACACGCACTCTCTTTCATTCGCGCCCGCGAAGGTGGTTACGTTAATGACCCCACCGACAAAGGCGGCGAAACCAAATACGGCATTTCTGATAAACGCGACGGTCTTGCCGATGGCAAAACCGACGTCGATGGCGACGGCAAACCCGATACCCGAATTAAGGACCTGACCGAAGAACAGGCCGGGCAGATTTATTTCCGCGATTACTGGTATCCCTCCTACTGCTCAGAGTGGCCTGATGGCATCTCCCTTTTTGTGTTCGATTCTGCGGTACAGCATGGCGCTAAAAAAGCGATCCAGCTCCTGCAGGATGCGGTAGGTGTCACCGCTGATGGCATTATTGGCCCAAAAACTCGCACCGCAGTTGCCTCTGCAGATGCCGAATGGCTCCTGACTCGCTGCTTCCTGCGTCGCTCCCGTTATTACGCCGACATCATCAAATCCAACGCCTCTCAGGGCAAGTACCTCAACGGCTGGTTTAACCGTCTCTATGAGCTGGCGAACGCCTGTCTGGAGATCATCGGCGGTCAGGTCTCGGTTCCCAGGAGCTGAGCATGGGTAAGGGCTGGGATTCATCGTTACGCGCGGGGCGGCGTGATCGCCTCCGTCAGGAGGTGCTTCACCGGGTTGCCGGTGGCCCTCCACCCGTTCCTCGGGACTACAAAGGCTGCGACGGTACTCATGCCAGTTATTACCGCAGGGGCTGGGACTCCGTTGATACACGAGACATCGTCTGGCAGTGCCAGCGATATAAGGAAAAAAATCATGTTTAAATCGTTGAATACCGACTGGCTGAAGCTGGCATTGCTCCGGGTATTTCAGTCCGGCTGGACGGTGGTCGTGCTAGTCGGTTTGTCGCTGCTGTTATGCAGCTTCACTGGCCATCAGGCGTTTATTGTGTGGTGGCTGACCTTCGCCGGTGTGCTGCTAATCGGTGCAAGCGTCTGGCTTGGTAATCTCCCGTATCGTCTGCTGCAGCCGGGTAATTCCGTTCGCCGGTGGTCAGGCGTGCTGTCCTGGATTATCTGGGGGGCAGGTTTCCTGTTACTGGCCGTGGCACCCGCGCATGCAAAAGATCCGTGGGTCCTGCTGTTTAATCCGCTGGCTGGATTGACCGCCTTCCTTCTTTGGTTATGGGCTTCACATAAGGAGCCGCTCAAATGGACCCGATAACCCTTTCCACAGTGGCCTCCGTTCTGCTCAAAGCCGGTCCTTCTCTGGTCCGCACCGTAGGTGGCTGGTTCGGTAGCGATACCGCCAAAGCCGCTGACTCTGTGGCCAGCATTGTTGAGACCGTCAACGGTGCGATTAATCCCGCCGACCAGCAGCGTGTTCTGGAGCAGAAGCTGGCGCAGCTACCACCCGAGCAGCTTGTCCAACTGGAGGGCCTCAAGGTACAGCTGCAGCAGTTCCAGCTGGAGCGGGACAAGGCGCAGATGGCCGACCAGCAAGCCGCGCACCATGAACAGCAGGAAACCATCCGCAACGGCGATAACGCCACGGACGAATATGTCCGCCAGACCCGCCCGCTGATGGCCCGCTTATCCCTCTACAGCAGCATTGCTTACGTGATGGTGATGTCGCTGGGCCAGCAGGCTGGCGCGGTAGCCGGTGCCTTTGGCCATGCGTTTTCCATGCCCGAACCGGACTGGGATATCGCGCTGATGCTGGCGACCCCGGCGCTGGGCTATCTGGGTTTCAGGACGCTGGACGGCTTCGCCCGGTACAGCAAATCCAGCAAACACAAGGTCATGGTGGGTAAATGACCAGAGCGTTTGATCGCGCAAGCGACCTTGAAATGGAAGAGCGCGAACGGGCCTTAAACAACCATTTAAACCGGGTTAAAGAATCACCGGAAGAGTACGGATTCTGTAACGACTGTGGCGCTGCAATTCTGGCTGAGCGGCTTAAGGCGCTCCCGGATGTAGTGACCTGTGTCACCTGTCAGGCCATCAGAGAACACCGGGGGAAGCATGGGCTGGGAAGTCATTAAAGGGAACTGGGCGATCATCTGGGCGTTGTTCATGTCCGCCGTTAACCTCATCCAGTTGCTGCTGGCTAAGACCTACGTTAAACGCGAGGAGCTGGAGCTGATGCGTACCCGACTGCAGGGCATTGAAAATACCATCGCGGGGCTACCCAGCCAGAAAGACCTTCACCAGCTGCAGCTGGAGATGAGCAACCTGCGGGGGGATTTGCGGGAACTGGGCCCGGCGATTCGCCAGGTGAAACACGTCAGCGATCTGCTTCTGGAAAACGAGCTGAAGGAAAAATAAGAGGTGACTATGCGTGACATTCTCGACCAGGACCAGCGCCTGGTTATTCTGCGATCCCTTGTCGAATGCGGCGACAGTGCCAACGAGTCGATTCTGCAGACCTGCCTGCAGACTTATGGCCATCGCGTTTCCCGCGATACGGTGCGTACGCATCTGGCGTGGCTGCGTGAGCAGGGTCTGGTCAGTCTGACGGATGTTTCCGGCTGTTATGTGGCGGAAATTACCGGTCGCGGTGACGACGTCGCCAGCGGTCTGGCCACGGTTCCGGGGGTGAAAAAGCCCCGCGCGAGGGGGTAATTATGGCGAAGAAAAAACCGTTACCTGCTGCAGCGCGTAGTGCCATCAGACGGCTCGCTGCCGCGTTTGTCTGCGCCGAACTTGAGCTGCAGGTTGTGGCAAAGTTCGTCGAAGAAAAAACGGGCAAGCCCTATGACCGCAACGCTTCTGACAGTTATCTCAATTCGTTTCTGGATTCCGATCCAGAAGTCCGCCGTGTGTGGGAGCTGATGCAAAAAGATATTGTATCCACCCGCAAAGACTTTGCCGACCGGCTGGGGAGAGACCGTGACTGCTGAACAACGCCCGACCCGTGGCCGCCCCTCCAAAATCGACCTGCTGCCGGATGGCGTTCGCGACCAACTGCACCAGATGCTGCGCGAGAAACGTCATACCCAGGAAGAGATCCGCGAGGCCATCAACGAACTCATCGACGGCCACAACCTGCCGGAAGACATGAAGCTCAGCCGCACGGGCCTGAACCGCTACGCCAGCCGTATGGAAGAGTTCGGGGCCAAAATTCGCGCCTCCCGCGAAATGGCCGAAATCTGGGCCGCCAAGCTGGGTTCTGCGCCGACGTCTGACGTCGGCAAATTGTTGATGGAGTTTGTGAAAACGCTGGCATTCGAAACGTCGATGTCACTCGCTGAAGAAGAAGGCCCGGTTGAGCCGAAGGCCCTCGGCCAGCTGGCGCTGGTTGCTCAGCGTCTGGAAGCCGCCGCGATGGCCAGCCACAAACGCGAGAAAGAGATCCGCCAGGCTTTCGCCGAAGAAGCCGCCGCACAGGCGGAGAAAATCACCAAAAGTGCCGGGCTGTCTGCGGAAACCGCCGCTGATATCCGTCGCCAGATTCTGGGGATTGTCTGATGACGACTATGCTCCCTGTGAATGCAATGACCAACGATGCCATCACCAGTGCCTCTGCTGCTGCCATTCTTGCTGGTGAGTTTGATGAGGAGCAGGTACTCCTGCCTTATCAGCGCCGCTGGATTGCAGATCAGGCGCAAATCAAGATCGGAGAAAAGTCACGTCGTACAGGTTTAACCTGGGCAGAAGCTGCTGATGCGGCATTAAATGGTTCTATGTCACGCGCCGCTGGCGGCTGCGACACCTTCTATGTCGGCACCACCAAAGACATGGCACGTGAGTTTATCGACGCCTGCGCCATGTGGGCTAAAGCCTACAACCTTGCAGCGGATGATGTCGGCGAGGAAGTCCTGGCGGATGAAGACAAGGACATTCTTGTTTACGTCATCAACTTTGCCAGTGGCTTTAAAATTAAGGCGCTCTCGTCAAATCCTTCCAACCTGCGTGGTATGCAAGGCAATGTCGTGATTGATGAAGCAGCTTTCCAGGGTGACCTCGCCGCATTGCTTAAAGCGGCACTGGCGCTCACCATGTGGGGTGCGAAAGTCCGAATCATCTCCACCCATAATGGTATTGAGCACCTGTTTAATACCCTGATTACAGAGTGTCGGGCGGGTAAGCGTCGATATTCCGTTCATCGTATTGATATTGAAACAGCTATCCGAGAGGGCCTCTATAAGCGTATCTGTCAGGTCACCCACCAGGAGTGGTCATCCGATGCCGAGGCGGAGTGGCTGACGAACCTGTTGAGCGATACAGCCACCGAAGAAGACGCCCGCGAGGAATACTACTGCGAGCCGAAGAACGGCGGCGGCACCTATCTTGCCCGCTCCATCCGTGAGCGAGCAGCGAGGGGCACCGGTCCCGTTCTGCGCTTCACCGGCACGGCTGCGTTCAATGCCATGCCGGAAATCATACGTGCGCTGGATATGCAGGAATGGCTGGATAAGGTGGTGCTGCCCGTGTTGAACACGCTGCCGCAAAAACTTCGCCACTGCCTCGGCGAGGACTTTGCACGGTCTGGCCACCTGACCGTCTTTGCGCCGATGACCGTCAACGACGATACCACCCGTACCGTGCCGTTCCTTGTCGAGCTGGCCAACGTTCCTTACAAGCAGCAGGAGCAGGCACTGTTCTTTATCTGCGACCGGCTACCGCGCCGCGACGGTATCAAGCTCGATGGCCGGGGGAACGGTAACTATCTGGCTGAGCAGGCGGCGGAGAAGTACGGTGCAGAGGTGGAGGTGGTCATGCCGTCCGTCGCCCACTACCGCGAGAACATGCCGCGCTTCAAAGCGGCGTTCGAAGACGATGAGCTGCTCCTCCCGAAGCACGAGGATGTTATCAGCGACCTCGGACAGATTGTCGTTCAGCGCGGGGTGCCGGGTATTGATGACCGGGAGAATACCGGCAGCGATGGCCACAAGCGTCACGGCGACAGCGCGTATGCGATCTTCCTCGCCTTTCTCGCCAGCAAAGAAGACTGCCAGCGCTACGAACTGCACCGACTTAACACTCCCCAACAGCAGCGCAACAGCGACAGTCATCGCCAGTTGCGCATTACCCGTGGCCTTAAAAATCAGCGAGGACTGCTCTGATGCTGAAGAAACTCACCGGCGCAATCCGACGCCTGCTTAACCCGGCAACCGATGAAACCGTCGCCGTTAATGAAACCGACATGACCCAGGCCGAAGCGCGGGCCAGACGCGCCAGCGTCAGGCCCCCCTCTGCGGGTATCAGCGTAGCGAGTACACTATCCCCGGCGAGATTAGCCGGGGTCCTGCGCAATGTGACCGAGGGAAACGCACGGGACTACTTCATCCTCGCTGAAGAGATGGAGGAGCGGGACCTGCACTACGCCAGCGTATTACGTACCCGTAAGCTGACCGTGGCCAGTATTCCCCCGGCAGTGGAAGCGGCAAGCGACGATGAGCATGACGTACTGCTGGCTGATGCTGTTCGCGATCTTGTCGAGCAACCGCAAATCCCTGAGCTGCTGTTCGATCTGCTCGATGGCCTCGGTAAAGGGGTCGGGGTTTGTGAAATTCTGTGGAGTACCCGCGATGGCTGGATACCTCGGGATTATGAGTGGGTTGACCCGCGTTTTCTGAAACCCGACAGCGACACACTGCGTGAGTTTCGCCTGCTGACCGACGAACAACCGGTAGACGGTATTCCCCTGACGCCAGGCAAATATGTGATGCATTACCCGCGACTCAAGTCTGGACTACCGCTGCGTAACGGTCTGGCCCGTCTTGTGGCTGTGATGTACATGCTCAAGTCGTTTACCGTGCGTGACTGGTGGGCTTTTGCTGAGAAATTTGGTATTCCCATCGTCGTCGGAAAATACGGGAATAACGCCAGCCCTGAGCAGATTAAGACCCTCATCGATGCTATCGCCTCCATCGCCTCTGATGCCGGGTGCGCCATCCCGCAGAGCATGCAGCTTGATATGCAGGAGACGGCCAGCCGTAACGGCGGTGGTGCTCTCTTTAAAGAAATGGCTGAGTGGTGCGACGCCCAGACGAGTAAGGCCGTACTGGGGCAGACCATGACCACCGATGACGGCAGTTCGCGGTCTCAGGCCGACGTGCATGACCGGGTGCGCATGGATATTGCCCGCTGGGATGCCCGTCAGCTGGAAAACACCCTCAATGAGTTCCTGGTACGCCCGTTTATCCAGTTCAACTACGGGCCGCAGGAAAAGTACCCGCGAGTGAAGCTGGCCATCAGCGAGCCGGAGGACCTCAAAGCGTTTGTCGATGCGCTGATCCCCCTGGTTGATCGTGGTCTGCGGGTGCAGGAGTCCGAGGTGCGGGACAAGTTTGGTCTGGCTGAGCCGGAGAACGGCGCGGCGGTACTCTCACCCTCTAACAGCTTTTCCGCCTTCAGCCCGGCACCGGCACTCAACCGTGAACAGCTTGCGCTTAACCGTTCACAGGACGATGAGATTGACGCGATGACCAGCGAGGCAATGAAAGACTGGGAGCAGACCGGAGACGCCTTCACCAGTCCGGTACTGCAGCTGGCGAAAGATGCGGGGAGCTTTGAGGAGTTTCTGGCGCGTCTGCCGGACCTGCAGAAGACGCTGGAGCCTGCCGCGTTCGTCGAGCAGCTGGCGATGCTGAGCTTTAAGGCGCGGACGCTGGGGGATGCGAACGATGGCTAAGGCTCCCGATATTATCCCCAAAGAGGCGCTGGCCTGGCTGAAGTCGAAAAAGCTGACGCCGGGCTTCGATTACCGTGATGTGTGGAAGCAGGAGCACAGCATCGGTTTCACCGTGGCGAAGATGACGCAGCTCGACCTGCTCTCTGACGTCAAAACGCTGGTCGTTGAGGCAATGGCCAGCGGCCAGTCGTTCGCCGAGTTCCGGGAGGTGCTGAAGCCCCTGCTGGTGAAACGGGGATGGTGGGGCCAGCAGTTGATGGATGACCCGCTGACAGGTGAGACAACGCCGGTGCAGCTTGGCAGCGATCGTCGTCTGCGAACTATCTACGATACCAACATGCGCACCGCCCGCAGTGCCGGTCAGTGGGACCGCATCCAGCGCACTAAACGCGCAATGCCCTATCTGCTCTATACGCTGGGCCCGTCCCGCGAGCACCGCGCCGAGCACCTGAAATGGGCTGACCTTTGTCTACCCGTTGACGACCCGTTCTGGCTGACTCATTTCTGCCCCAATGGCTGGGGGTGTAAATGCGGGGTTCGCCAGGTCAGTAAATACGAGTACGATCAGCTGCAGAAAAATGGCGTCTCGCGCAACGTGCAGCAGCTCGACGACAGCGGCCAGCCAACCGGCCACGTTATCCGCCAGACCGTACCGGTCCGCACCGAAGCCCCGCCAGTCAAACGTGTGAAGTGGGTTAACAAGCGTACCGGTGAAGAAGAGATGGTGCCGGAGGGGATTGATCCGGGCTGGGACTACAATCCGGGTACGCGCCGTCAGACCGAACTGGAGCGCCAGTTGGCTGCTAAGCAAAGCGCCTTCGACAGTGATAACTAACTAAGGCGCTAATCCACCTAAAACACGCTCAGGGACTTTATCGGCATTTGTGGTACGATGATTCTCTGAAAATTTCTTAAACGCGCCACGGCGTTTTTGAACGGGGTTTGAACGTGGTTCCCCGCTGCATTTCCCTAACACCCTATTTATAAGCATGGAAGCCGGTAAATCCGGTTTCCTCTTGTTTTTCTCCGACACTGTCCGTCAGTTACCTTTAACGACGGACAGCACCATGCCAAAGCCTGCAACACAACTCGAATTTCTGGCCCTTTGCTTCGAGCTTCCCGACCTGTCGGATGCCAGCACGCCGCTGCCGGAATGGTTGCCGATGATCCCTGCGGGCACATTCACTGGCCGGGATGGCCGTACGTGGGTAAACGACAATCCGCAGGCCATCATTGCCACGTCCTTTCGTTACCCGACGTTGCCGTTTGATGCCGAACATTCCACCGAGCTGCTTGGGCCTAAAGGTGAAGAAGCTCCGGCTTATGCATGGATTGATGCCATGCGCGTCAACGCCGACGGCAGCATTGACGGTCATATCGAGTGGACGCCTGACGGCGAGGCGCTCGTTCGCGGTAAGAAGTACCGCTATTACAGCCCGGCTTTCCGTCATTTCCCTACCGGTCAGGTCTCGCATCTTTCCAGCGCTGGCCTGACCAACAAACCCAACCTGTATTTACCCGCTCTTAACTCGGAGAACACCATGACTGTACCTGTGCAGATTGCCACGGCGCTGGGTCTTGCTGCGACAGCGTCTGTTGACGATGCCGTGTCAGCGATCCAGACCATCAAGAACAGCGAGCAGACCGCGCTGAACCGTGCTCAAAACCCGGACCTGTCGAAGTTCATCCCGCAGGAGACCTACCAGCTTGCGCTCAACCGCGCTCAGACAGCGGAAGAACGTCTGAAGACACTGGATGAGAAGACGGCTACCGCGCTTGTTGACGATGCCGTGACCGCCGGGAAAGTCGCGCCCGCTAACCGCGATATGTATCTGGCCCTTTGCCGCAGCGAAGAAGGCCGTCAGCAGTTTGCCGAGTTCGTGAAAACTGCGCAGCCACTGGTTAATCAGGACCCGTCCAAAGGCAAAGAGAACAACGGGCAGCAGACCACGCTGACCGAAACTGAGCTGGCGATGTGCCGCAGCATGGGCCTCACCCAGGAAGAGTTTCTCGCCGCTAAACCGAAACAGGAGCAATAACAATGCCAGCACCGTCAGCAGAAATCCTGCATGCGCTCTCCACATCGCTGAGCGCTGCATTTACCCAAGGGCTCGCGGGCATCAAACCGCAGTACCTGCGCATTGCAACTGAAGTCCCGAGCAGCGCCGCCTCCAACACGTATGGCTGGCTGTCAGATCTGCCAGAAATTAAAGAGTGGATTGGCGAACGTCAGTTAGCGCTGCTTTCCCAGCAGGGTTACACCATCCCGAACAAGACGTGGGAAAACTCCATCCGCGTTAAGCGGGAAAATATTGAAGATGATCAGCTGGGCCAGTACAGCATTACTGCGAAAGCATTCGGGCGACAGGTCTCCGAGTTCCCGGACAAACTGAGCTTCCCGTTGCTGGTTGCTGGGTTCACCTCGCTGTGCTTTGACGGTCAGAACTTCTTTGATACCGACCACCCGATGGCGGGTGGTACCTACAGCAACATCGTGGGTGATGGTACCGAGACGGGCGAACCGTGGTTCCTGATTGATGAGTCACAGGTACTTAAACCGATCCTGTATCAAAAGCGCCGACCGTTCGACTTCCATGCCCTGGACGATCTTGATAGCGAGCACACTTTTAAAAATAACGAGTTCCTGTTTGGCGTCGATGGTCGAAGCAACGTCGGTTTTGGCTTCTGGCAGACCGCCTGTGGGTCCAGATCGCCGCTGACAGTGGCCAATTATGAGAAGGCTGTAGAAGTTCTTCAGGGAATGAAGCGCGATTCTGGCGAACCGCTGGGAATCACCCCGACCACGCTGGTTGTTGGAAGGAAAAACCGCGCCGCCGCGAAGAAGCTTATCGACGCGATGCTGGTCGATGGCGGTAACTCCAACATCTATTACAAAGATGTGGAAATCGTCAATAGCCCGTTCATTACCACCCCAGCGTAATCGCCAGTCTGCGTTTTAAAACCGTTACAGCGGGCGTTAAACCCGCTGTAACCCACCTTTAAAGAGGATGGAACAGTGAGTGGAACGAAAGAAAAAACAACGGGTAAGCAAAACGCTAAAGGTCGCGCTGGCAAGGTTTCAGCGTCGGAAGTGGCACAGGCTGATGCATCTGACCTGCCGGGAGCTGAACGGTCAGTCACATTGCCAGGGCATTACGTTGCGGTGGGTGCGTCCCCCGTCAGCGTGACACAAGGCAATGCCGTTGCGCTTCAGTCATCGGGTGGCGTCATTTCTTTGAGCGGGGGCAACGTCAGCATTACCGCGCCAGCAGTTCACATTTCAGCTGACCACCTTAATACCGTTCAGCGTGAATTAATGAGCGTCGTTCTGGCGGCAGATGGTCAGGGCAACTCTGTCACGCCAACCGTGCCTGCAACCGATGATGTGGTGGTGCTGGAGGTTCGCGCCAGACATGAGCGCGGATTCTGGCGCTGCGGTCGCTTCTGGCCGCGCGAGCCGGTGCATGTGTTTGTCAGCGACGATCCCGATGGCGATAACGAGGCGAACGCGCTGGAGGGTGATGTGGTGGTGGAGTGCTTCATCAGTCACGAAACCGCAGCGCGCCTGAAAGCTGAGTCTCATCTGGTGGTGACGGTCCTGCAGACGGTAACGGAGAAAGACTGATGGGAATTTACGTTACCCGTGATGACCTGCTGGCTGCGGACGGGTCGCTGGTCTGGACGATGGCCATCGAAAAAGCGACTAACCAGCTCGACGAGACGAAGATAGCCACGGCCATCGAGGATGCCGACGCGGAGATCAACTCGTTTCTGTCAAAGCGCTATCAGTTGCCGCTGAACATCACCACCGTTCCGCGCCCGCTGCACCGGGTAGCCGTATCCATCGCCATTTACTGGCTGTCCGAGCGTGACAATCAGATCACCGACCTGATTCAGAAGCGCTACGACAGTGCCGTCCAGACCCTGAAGGAGATGGCGAACGGTACCCGCGACCTCGGGCTGCCGACCGACACTCCCGCCCCTGAGACCGATAACGGCAGGATGATTGTTGTCTCCGAAAACAAACGTCTGTTCACCCGTAACAACCTCAAAGGGGTGCTGTGATGGGGATTTCGGTTGAGGTTATCGGCGCTGAGAAGCTGCAGCAGATGCGCATGGCCATCGAGAAACTTTCCGACAGTTCGCTGCAGCAGGAGCTGCTGGAGAGTATCGGTGCTGTCGTTGAATCGCAGACCCGCCGCCGCATCAGCGACGAGAAAACCTCACCGGCTGGCGAGCGCTGGGAGGAATGGTCCGAAGGTTACCGCAAGACCCGCAGCGGGAATCAGAGCCTGCTGCAGGGCAACGGCGATCTGCTCGACAGCATCCAGTACATCGTCGAGCGTGGCCGCGTTCGCGTGGGTTCGCCGCTCAGCTACAGCGGCGTTCATCAGGACGGCTTTGCAGGCAGCGTCCCGGTCAGCGCCCACAAGCGTCTCATTCATCAGGCGTTTGGCCGGGCGCTGAAGCATCCGGTCTGGCAGACCGTCGGCTCCCATAACCGCATGATGAATATTCCGCAGCGCGAGTACCTCGGGCTGTCCACCGCAAACAGTGATGAGCTGATGCATGTCATCGGCGACTTCTGGAAAGAGGTATTACCGTGACTAACGAACGTCCGCCGCTGCTGACCACCGGCTCCACGGTCTCCGCCGCTGAGAACATTGTGGCGTGGCTGAAGCCGGAGCTGCTGAACGAACCTCAGCAAAACAAACCTGACCGCGTCAGCGTTATCGAGCGCCATATCGGCCAGTTCAGCACCCCGACAGAGGTAAAAACCTACCTGACGGATCGTGATGGTTGCATCCGTCTGGCCGCACTCCGCGTGCGCAATGTCCGCTCTCAGGCTGGCGGTACTGTCGGCGATGTCACCTGGGCGGCCTACGTCATGGCCACCGATGCATGGGGATATACGCGCGATACCCGCTGCGAGGTGCTGGTCGGAAAGCTGGTACGCCGTATTGTCCAGCGCGGAGCCGCCAACGGTATGAAGGCCGAGCGTCTGGCCACCTCTGTCAGCGCCGACAATATCTATTCCGGCGGGCTTAACGATCTGGGTCTGACCATGTGGGCCGTGACGTGGGAACAGGAGTTCCGTCTGGATGATGAAATCGACCTGGCTACCCTCCCGGACTTCCTGCGGCTGGGTGCAACACTGCAGGTCAGCGACGATACCGACCCTATTAAAGGCGTTATTAACGTAAGAGAGCCATAACGATGAAGAAACATATTAAGCCCGCCCGCGCGGGGTTGCAGGTGCGAAAAGCTGATGGACAGCGCCTCAGTCCCGAGGGGGAAACACTCCCCGTGAGCGCGTACTGGTACCGTCGCGAAGCCGAAGGTGATGTTGTTGTCACCGGTATCCAGGCTGAATCCGTAACCGAACCGGCGGAAGTCCGCCAGACCCGAACCGCAAAGGAGAAGTGATATGTCGTCACTGGGTAATATTCCTGCTGATATCCGCGTCCCGCTGGTGTACATCGATATTGATAATTCTCAGGCGCTCGACAGCGCCCCGGCGCAGTCGCGCAAAATTATCGTCATTGGCCAGCAGAGTGCGACCGGCACTGCTGCCGTTCTGACGCAAAACCGCATCACCAGCGACGGCACCGCTGACCAGCTTTACGGCAAAGGCTCCATGCTGGCCGGGATGCTTAAAACCCTGCGTAAGGCCAATAGCTATACCGAAGTGTGGGCGATGGGCCTGGCTGATATCGCTGCCGGTGCTGCCGCAAAAGCAGAGCTGGCCATTACTGGCCCGGCCACCGCTGCCGGTACGCTGGCCCTGCTGGTTAACGGTATATCGGTGCAGGTCGGCGTCAGTGCTGACGATACCGCCGACACTATCGCTCTGGCCGTTATCGCCGCCGTGAATAAACTCCCGGATACACAGGTCATCGCCGCGCTGAAAGCCGCATCAACAACGTCAGTCACCCTGACCACCAACTGGCAAGGCGCGACCGGCAATGCGATGGACGTCCGTCTCAACTACTACACCGGCGAGCAGACACCGGCAGGTGTTGCCGTGGCTGTGACCGCTTTCACCGGCGGCACCGGCACCCCGGATATTGCGGCAGTTGTCGCGGCGCTGGGTGATGACTGGTACACCGATATTGTGTTCCCGTTCAACGATACGCAGAGCCTGAACACCATCCGGGATGAACTGGTCGAACGCTGGGGGCCGCTCAAGATGATTGAGGCGCAGCTCTGGACGGCCTTCCGGGGCACCCATGCCGAAAGCGGCACCTTTGGTGAAACACGCAACGACTGGCTGATTTCCTGCATCGGGACGAACATCTCACCGCAACCGCACTGGCTGTGGGCGGCATCCTATGGCGGCATCGCATCCTACTATCTGGCCAACGACCCGGCCCGTCCGCTGCAGACGCTGGTGCTGCCGGGCATCCTGCCGCCGGTCAAAACGGTGCGCTGGGATATGCCGGAGCGCAACCTGCTGCTGCATGACGGCATCGCCACCCATTACGTTGACGCCAGTGACAACGTCTGCATCGAGCGTGAAATCACGATGTACCGCGTCAACCAGTATGGCGACGCCGATACGTCGTACCTCGACGTGCAGTCACCGGCGACGCTGGGGCGTATCCGCTACGTCATCAAAAGCCGCTTCACCACCCGCTACCCGCGTCACAAGCTGGCCGAGGATGATGTGCTCGACCAGCTTGATCCGGGCCAGCCGGTGATGACACCGAAGATTGCCCGCGCCGAGCTGCTGGATATCGCGCTGACTGAGCTTATCCCGGCAGGTCTGGTTGAGGACTTCGACGACTACAAAGACACGCTGGATGTCTATCTCGACGGCGATGACAAAAATCGCCTGAACTTCATCTGCCACCCGAACCTTGTCAACCAGCTGCGTGTGCTGGCCGGTCTCGTCCAGTACAAACTTTAAGGAGCCTTTATGAGCATTCTGGGTATGGCGGCCATTCGCATTAATGGCCGCGAAATTAAAACCGAGGGTAAATCTACCCTCAATCCGGGCGGTAAGGCCCGTACGCAGCATATGGGAGCCGGAAAGGTCTGGGGAAACTCCGGCAAAATGGTGGGCCCCTCGATCCAGATGACCATCGCTGCCGCGCAGGATATGGACGTTATCGAAATCAGTAACTGGGAAGGCGTGACGGTGATGTTTGAGGGCGATAACGGCCTGACCTACATGATGACCGGGGCAGCGACAGATAACCCGGCCACACTGGACGAAGACGCGGGCACTATCAGTGCCAACTTTATCGGCGAAAAACTCGTGAAGGTATAAAGCATGGCACAGATGACACTGACGTTAATTCACGGCTACATCACCGGTAAAGGTACTGACGATGAGATGCGGCATCGTACCGTTACCTTTCGCGAGCTGACCTCAAAAGACGTTATCGATGCTCAGCTGGAGGCCGAGCGCGTGGTTATCGGGGAGAACGGCAAGGCCGTGGCGTACTGCTCTGAGGTGCTGATGGGACTGGGTATGCTGCGGAGACAGATTGCCTCTGTGGGTGAGATTCCGGGGCCATTATCCCTCAAGCAAATCTACGCCTTTCACCCAGAGGACCTGGAGTTACTCAGCAGTAAAGCAGCTGCTCTCGATGACCTGCTTTCGGAGACCGCGTCACGGGGGCGACCTGGTGCCGCTGGCGACGGCGCTGAGTAACCTTATCGTCAATCTTTCCCAACGTTTTGATATGTCCTACCTGCAGAAGTTGCCTCTCCGGCAGCTGCTGCGCCTGACAGAGCAGCTGAGGAAGCAACATGGCAAATCGCCTCACCACTGAAATACTCATCAATCTGGCAGGTAACCTGACCGCCAAAGCCCGCCAGTACGGGGCCAACATGTCCGAGTTCGCCCGTACAAATCAGCGGGCAATGTCGGTTGTCAAAGCCACGACGGCGGCGGCTGGTCGTGGTCTGGATGCGCTGGGCAATCGATATACCACCATGATTGCCGGTTTTGCCGGTGGTGCCATGTTGAGAGACTTTGCCGCGACAGATCGCCGCATCACACGTATGGGACTGGCAGCAGAGAAGACCAAAAAAGAAATGTCCGAGATGTTTGGCGGTATGCAGGATGCTGCGATCAAGTTTCGTGTCGATGACAGCGAAGTGGTCAGCGCTATTGAGAAAGTCGGGACAGTCACCGGTGATATCGATTACGGCTATAAGAACCGAAACATCATAGCGCCGTCTATCGCTGCATCAGGTGCTGATGGTGAAAGTATCGGGGGACTCTTCTCTCAGTTCACAAAGTTTAACCTGAGCAACGAGAAAGACACCCTGCAGGCAATGGATACCCTGAATCAGCTCGGTAAAGAAGGTGCGTTTGAACTGAAGGATATCGCCGAGCGCGGTGTAAAAGCATTCTCAATGTATGCCGCCGCAGGGGGAACGGGTGTACGGGGAGTGAAGGACGTCGGCGTGGCGCTGGAGAGCGCAGTCGATGCTACCGGTGATACGACCACTGCCTCTACTGCAGTCGAGAACCTGATTCGGGATCTGCAGCTTCCGAAGGTTGTGAAGGAGTTGCGCCGGAACGGCGTAAATGTTTTCGGTAAAGACGGGAAAATGCGTTCACTGCCAACACTGATGGAAGAGATTGCAAAAAAATCAGGGAATAAAGGAGCGGAAACCCAGAGCGCGCGCTTACTGGGGGCCGGATTTAATCAGGATAGCATCCTGCTGCTTAGCAGCGTGACGTCCGGTAAAGGTGCGGAGAACCTCAAACGCTATAACGGCGTAGTGGCCGATGGTCAGGGAATTATGAAAGATGCCGAGTATGCATCTAAAGATTTCACATCAGCCGTCACTGCACTAACCACCACCTGGAAAAAATTTGCAAACAGCAATCTCGCAAAACCAGTCCAGGAGCTGGCTGATGCAATTAATTCCGTTGACCAGGAGACCGTCCAGCACTGGCTGGAGATTGGTAAAAATATTGCCATCGCAGTCGGGGGGGTTATTGCTGCCCGCAAAGCGTTTCAGTTTGGTAAAGGTGTCTGGGATGTACTTAATCCAAACAAAGGTAAGGGTATACCTAATGGTATCGCGGATGTGTTCGGCTCAGGTGTAATGCCGGTTTATGTGACCAACTGGCCAGCAGGTGGGCTGGGAGGAACAGGAGAAGATAAGGTCAACGATCTTCTTGATGCAACCGCCGATCTTCCTGGTTGGCCTGGAATGCTTGTCCGGGGCGGGCTAATTGCCAGTAAGTTGATGGGTTTGACTGATATTGACCCTTTTTCGGACGAGGGGCGCGAAGAACTCCTTAAGAGGGTTCAGCAGAACAATGAGCGTTCAACGATGTGGGAGGATATCAAAAACTTTTTTACGTCTTCCTCGCCGTCGCCTGCGGGTTATCAGGACCCGTCGCCGTGGGCGTCGATGCAATCGCAGAATCAGCCTGGCTATCCGTTCCTGCAGCAGCCTGAGCTGAAAGGCAGTATCGAGGTTTCTGTTAAAGATGATCGGGTTCAGGTTACCAGCGTTAAGGTCAACGCCCCCGGCGTCACCATGAGCGCGGCCAGTGGCGTTCGTAATATGGAGCAGCAGTAATGGCCACTCAATGGGAAGACCTCCGCGATGCCTCATTCCGTGGCGTGGCTTTCTTTTTCCGCGACGTCGAGGGGGCTGGCGGTCGCCGTGCTATCCCTCACGCTTACCCCAAAAAAGAGGTTGGCTGGACGGAAGACCACGGCGCGGTGCTGACTCAGCAGCAGATTAACGCGATCCTCCTCGGCAGCGATTATACAGACCAGCTTAACCGCCTGCTGGCGGCACTCAATACTGCCGGTCCCGGTGAACTGGTGCATCCGTGGTTCGGCGTGCAGAAGGTTCAGGTGGGCCGCGTCACGCATCGCCTTTCCACTGAGGAAGGCGGTATTGCCTACGTTTCCTTTGAGGTGTACGAGGCTGGCGAGCAGCTGTTTCCGTCCGGCACTGAAGACACCAGCGCCACCACGCTCAGCGCGGCGGACAAGGTCAAGGAAGCGCTGGCCAGCGGTGATTATTTCGCGGCGCTTGATGGCGTCGGAAGTATGGTGGACACCCTGCTGGAAGACATGGAGGGCTTTGTCACCAGCCTACCGACACTGCCGGATGCGCTCAGCGAGTGGATGGACCGCCTCAACCGGTTTAAGGACCTCGCCGGTATTGTGGCCGCCGCTCCGGGTGAAATGATCCGCGATATCACCGGTCTCATCAGCGATATGAAGGACCTGGTCTCTGAGCCTCCGTTCGCCCTGCGGGTCTATGACCAGCTGCGCGATAAGTGGGAAGGCGACCGGGCAGCGCAGTCTGCGACCAAATCCCTGGTCGATAACATCAGCGTGAACACCGATACCGGCTTTGCCAGCAGCGTCACCCCGGCATCGACGCCGGAGACTACGGCGGCAATGGAGACCAATATCGACGACTTCCGGCGTCTGGTCATTATCTCCACGCTGGTCGCTCAGGCTGAAGCGGTGGCCACCGCGACCTTCGAGACCGGCCAGGATGCACAGAACACCGGCGACCAGCTGGCGGAGCGTCTCGGCGAGACCGCAGCGGAAGCCGTCGAAAGCGGTCTCCGTGAGCTGTGGCGCTCCCTTCGCGAGCTGCGGTTCGCGGTGGTGAATGATGTGCGTATTCGTAGCATCCAGCTGCCGGAGCTGCGCCGCATCACCCCGGCCCGAACAGTACCGGTGATGCTGCTGGCCTACCGGGAGACCGGCGGCGCGGAGAACCGGGACGAGCTGGTCGCCCGCAACCGGCTGCGTTATCCCTCCTTTATTACACCTTCACAGACGATTGAGATCATCAGCAATGACTGAAGAGTTAACCCTGAACGTTGACGGCAAGGTCTGGGGCGGCTGGACGGACATGACCATTAACCGCTCGCTGGAGTCTGTGGCGGGCGAGTTCGACCTGACCGTCACCGCCCAATGGTCATCTGCCGCGCCGCGCTCCATCAAACCCGGCCAGTCCTGCACGGTCTCCATCGGCAGCGACCGCGTCATGACCGGCTACATCGACGACTTCATTCCCAGCTATGACTCGGAAAACGTATCCCTGCGCGTCATGGGGCGCGACAAGACCGGCGATCTGGTGGACAGCTCGGTGGTCGATAAGTCCGGTCAGTGGAAAGGTCAGAAGCTGGAGCAGCTTGCAGCTACCATCTGCAAACCCTACGGCATTGAGGTGGTTAACGAGACCGACACCGGCGACGCCTTTGGCAGCATCACCCTCGAACAGGGTGAAACCGGCTTTGAACTGCTCGACCGGCTGGCCAAACAGCGCGGCGTTCTGGTGACGTCAGACGCTTACGGTCGGCTGGTTATCACCCGCGCATCCACTCTACGGGCCGGAGTGGCGCTCACTCTCGGCGACAATATTCTTGCTGCACGTGGACGCTTCAGCTGGCGCGAACGTGCCAGCCAGTACATCGTCAAGGGCTCCGCCAGCGCGGGCGGTTCAACATGGGACGACCAGCCGGTGAAGATGATCGGCGGACGTCAGACCGTGGTCAGTGACCCGGAGATCACCCGCTATCGTCCGAAGATTCTGGTCAATGAAGACAGCCTGACGGTCGGCGGTGCCAGCGCCCGTGGTGAGTGGCATAAGGCGTATGTGCAGGGCGAATCCAACACCACTGAAATCACCGTGGCAGGCTGGCGGGAGAATGGCGTCAGCGGGCCGCTGTGGCAGACGAACCGGCTGGTAAAAGTAACCGACGGTATTCAGCAGCTCGATGTCACCTGGCTGATTAAGTCCGTTTCCTTTATGGAGGGCGATCAGGGTCGTCTGACGGTACTGACCCTGGCCCCGCCTGAGTCGCTGGACATGCCGTCCCAGAAGGCTAAAGCGAAAGGGAAAAAAGCGAAGTCGAAAACGACCGTGGGGGCAACATGGGACTGAAAGACGCTAATATCGGGCGCTCACTTGCAGAACTTGGCCGCCGCATGCGCCTGATGGTGGACCGGGCGCTGGTGCGCATTGTGACGGACAGCCTCGGACGGCAGAACCTGCAGGTGCAGTCGCTGGCCGATGAGACCAATGACGACGTCGAGCGCTTCCAGAACTATGGTTTTTCCAGTGTCCCGCCTGCAGGCTCCGAGGCCATTGTCGTTGCTGTCGGTGGTCGTCGCGGCGGTCTGGTTGCCATCGCCGTCGAGGATAAAGGAAGTCGTCCGCGTAGCGGCGAAGAAGGCGACGTTGATATTTATCATCAGGAAGGCCATATTATTCGCCTGAAAAAGAATGGCGTGATTGAAATAACAGGGAAGACGGTAAATGTGGTTGCCGAAGAGAGCTGTGACATTATCGGTAAACAGATAAATATCACCGGCCCCACTTCTTTCAGTGATGATATTCAGGTTAAGGGAAAAAGTTTCCTTGACCATATTCATAAGGATGGTGACGGTGAAAACACGACTAAACCCTTATGACCATCAGAATAAACTGGCACCTGCCCGCTGGCGGCGACATCGAGATTGAACACAATGGCCTTTCGTTTGACGAGGGCCTTGTTTCTTTGGTGTATATCTGCCTGTTTACTGATGCGCGGGCAGATACCAGCGACGAAATACCCGACGGCACCGATGACCGTCGCGGCTGGTGCGGTAATTCTTACAGCGATTTTGAATGGGGCTCAAAGCTCTGGCTGATTGACCGTGAAAAGCTGACCGAAGAAGTCAGGCTCCGCGCGGAGAATTACGCCAGTCTGGCCATGCAGCCGTTATTACGCTACGGCTATGCGCGAAATGCGCAGGTGATTGCCACTATTCCCCGTATTAACTGGCTGGCATTAACCATTATTCTCACCCGCCCGGATAAAACCGAGTTAACCGTCGAAATAAAGAAACGCTGGGAGGCGGTAGAAAATGGCTACATTTAATGTCCCGACACTCCGCCAGCTGATTCGTGCCGGTATTCAGGATTTAGAGATTGAACTCGACCAGGAATTACCGATTGTCGGCGTTGAACGTGCGTTAAATACCGCTTTCAGCGGCGCTTTACGCGACGTCTACGATTATCAGACGTGGATTAAAAATCAGATCATCCCGTCAGAGCAGTCCGCCGACGAAACCATTATTGATACTGCCCGCTATGAAGGCGTTATTCGTAAGGCCGCATCCTATGCCAGCGGCCCGGTCACCTTCACCGGCACAAGGCCGCTGGTGCTCGATACCGAGATGCAGACGCAGGACGGCGTACGCTTCCACGTCACCGCCACCAGTGACCCGTCAGCGGGCAAAATCACCGTAACCGTTCAGGCTGACGAAACGGGCCTCAGCAGCAACCTGACGGCGGGCGAAGTTCTGACCCTCATTTCCCCGGTGGCCGGGGTGAACAGCGACGGTGTGGTGGCGGATGCCGGGATTTCCGGCGGCGCGGACGTCGAGTCCGTGGCCGAGCTGCTGACCCGCCTGCTGTACCGCAAGCGCAACCCGCCAACCGGCGGCGCACTGCATGATTACGTTATCTGGGCCACCGAACTGCCAGGCATCAGCCGGGCATGGGCCTTTGATTGCTGGCACGGGCTGGGTACGGTCGGTCTCGCATGGGTCTACGACCAGCGCACTGACATTATCCCGACCGGGACCGACCGCGAAGCAATGCAGGCGTACCTGTTCCGCCATCAGGACCCTGCCACCGGGACATACGTCGGCAAGCCTGGCGGTATTGAGGTCTGGCCCATTCCCCTGACGCTCAAGCCGGTGCCGCTGACCATCCGCGTCATCCCCGACACTGCCGCCATCCGCTCTGCGGTCACCCTGAGCCTGCAGGCGCTGTTCCGTTCGGTCTCGCCGGGCGACACGCTGCTGCTCTCCGCTATCCGCACGGCCATCGGCTCATCGACGGGTGTCACCGACTACGAGCTGGACCTCACCACTAATCAGGCCAGCGAGAACTATGAGCTGCTGACGCTGGGGGCTGTCACATGGCGCATCGTGTAGAGGACTGGCAGGACGTCCTGCAGCAGCTGATGCCACGCGGTAAAGCGTGGCCACGCGACCAGACGGCGGCGCTGACATCACTGCTCCGGGGCTTCAGTTCCCGCCTGCAGCTGGCGGAGGCGAACGCGGATTTACTGGTCACCGAGATGCGCCCGGAGACCACCAACTTACTGCTGGCCGACTGGGAGGACTATCTCGGTCTGCCGGACTGTAACGCCATCCCGGACGGCTTCGACCGCCGTCGTGATGCCGTGGTGGAGAAGTATCACCGCAAAGGCGGGCTGGCTACCTGGCAGATTGAGCAGGCCGTGAAGGATGCGCTGGGCTTCACCATTCAGGTGACCGAAATCCTGCCGCATCACGTCATGCGCGACATCATGTATCCGATTTATTCGCACAAATACCGCTACCTGCTGCAGGTGACGGTCACGGATATGCCGATGATCCGCTTTCGCAGTATCAGCAACGTCCTGACGCCGTTAATTAGTTTGCAGGCGCAGATACTGGAATGTTTTTTACGTCGTTACCGGCTGGCCGGGCACGATTATGATTTTCTTTACGAGGTTTAATTATGTATCACCTGGATAATGCCTCTTCCGTTCCTGATATGCCCGCCATTAAGCCGGTATTATTTACCGAGCGCCGCTGGTTTACCGAAGGCGGCGACGGTATTCAGCCGAGTTATCCGGGCGCGGACTGGTTTAACGCTATTCAGGCGGAAATGCTGAACGTGCTGGCGCTGGCCAGTATCACGCCGGATAAAACGCAGCTGGACCAGTTTGCGCAAGCCATCCGTATTTTTTCCTCGGACTATATGCTGCCGCCGGGTATTCCGTTTGCGTGGCCGGGTGCGACAGCGCCGACCGGCTTTATGCTGATGCTGGGTCAGAGCTTCGATAAAACAGCGTATCCGCGCCTTGCTGTGGCGTACCCCTCCGGCGTTCTGCCGGACATGCGCGGCCAGACTATCAAGTTTTTACCTGCCTCCGGGCGTGCGCTGCTGTCCTTAGAAGCTGATGGCGTGAAGCTTCACGCCCACGATGCGACGATCAACAGCACTGACCTCGGCACATTGCCTACCAGCGACGATAACGAGCACTTTCACCAGGGCGGGATGGTTGCGCCGGGTGAGGTCTGGGACAGCGATTATGTGGTTGGGTCGGATAACGATTCTCACCGGACCCGCAACAACACCAGTACCGCCCCGGCGCATCACCATACGGTCTATATCGGTCCCCATGCGCACACGGCCACGGTGGCCAGCACCGGCAATGCCGAAAACACCGTCAAAAATATCGCCTTTAACGCCATCGTGAGGTTAGCGTAATGTCATTTGAATTCTCTCAGAGCCCGCAGGCCATCTGGCTTTATCAGTACGATGTCAATGGTGTTTATATCGGCTCCGTTTTTATGACTATTCCGGCAGGCACGGGCCTGCCCGTTAATACCACGCATATTCCCTGTGAGCCGGGTAAAGGCCAGACCGGCATATTTAAAAATGGCGTATGGGAATATGTGGACGATATTCGCGGGACCCGTTACTGGAATATTCACGGCACCGGATTTGTTATTTCGGCGCTGAGTGAGTCACTGCCTGAATGGGCCGTTACCACTGAACCACCGGTCGCTGATGCCGGTTACGTTCTGCTGTTCACCGATGGCCAGTGGTCGCAGGTTGAAGATAAGACCGGTCAGCTTTATTACGAGATCAACGGGACTAAGCACGTTGTTTCTGATGCGTGGTTTACCCTGCCGGAGGGCTGCACGTTCGTAGCCCCGCCAGAAGAAAAGCCGACGTTCGTCACCCGCTGGAACGGCACCGAGTGGGTCTACCTCAAAGACCTGCGCGGCCAGCTTGCCTGGAATACTGAAACCCATGAGTCGACCACCATTCTGGAGGTTGGCCCTGTTCCTGACGGCTATACCCTCAAAATGCCGGGCCAGTTTGATGAGTGGGATGGCTCAGCCTGGGTAAAAAATGCAGAGGCCGAGCGGGCTTACCTTACCGCTCAGGCTGGCCGCCAGAAGGCTAAATTGCTGTCTGCGGCATCCGAGCAGATTTCACTGCTGAGCTATGCCGTCAGCAGCGGTCAGGCCACTGACGATGAAACCGCGAAGCTTGCACGCTGGGAAGAATACCGCCTGGCGATAAGCCGTGTGGATACCTCTGCCCCCGATATTGTCTGGCCTGAGAAGCCGTAAGGAGTCGCCATGTATCATCTCGACAACACAAGCGGCGTACCGGAGATGCCTGAGCCGAAAGATACGCAAACTATCTCGACGCGCTGGTTCGGCGAAAGTCAGGAGCAAGGGGGGATAAGCTGGCCGGGTGCGGACTGGTTTAATACGGTTCAGGCTGAGTTGCTGAACCTGCTGCAGGCCGCCGGTTTACCTCCTGATAAAAAGTCATTCGACCAGTTATCTAAAGCTATTCCTGTGCTCGGCGATGCTAAATTGCGTGGCGACTTAACATCCCACCCGACTGCTAAAAAATCCCTGGGTTACTATCTGGTTGCCGGTGAGCATGGTGTCATCGCCGACGCTCTGCAATATAAAACCCCATTTATGTTTGGCGGGAAGGCCGACTACAGCGCTGATACACAGGATGGAACTGATAACTGGCAGGCGTTTCAGGACGCGATCGATAAAGCCATTTTCGGCGGATATCTCCAGGTGATGGTGGCTGGCGGTGATTATCAGGTTGATTTCGCAGCTGGGCCGGTAAATCTCTCCGGCAGCGGCGTCATCCCGTCAAACACGGCTGCGGGTGCGCTGGGTGTGGAGCTGGTTTTTCAGGGGCGCTCCAGGATTATTGCTAAATTCCCGCATGAACGCGCAATAGCGTTTGTCTCTTCCGGTGGGTCAGGCAGCGCGGCCACCCGGCACCTGCGGGGGGCGCATGTTGTGGCTCATCCGTCAAACAGGTACTGGGGGATTGGTTATGAGCTCCAGGGCGCTAACCACAGCCACAACTACGACTGCCGGGCAACAGAACTCTACGCGGCCCTTTGTCTGCATAACAAGGAAAGCGGGCAATTTACCGAGATGAACAAGTTTTATAATTTCCGGTCCCACAACTGCAAAGTCGGCATTCTGTACAAAATTACAGACGGGGATAACTCATTCCACGGAAACGAATTTATCGGCGGCCAGATAAACGGATATATCGACCCCAACAATCCCGCCTGGAGCGGTACCGGTATCGGATTTGAAGTCCCTGAAGGGAAAAGGGCACACCCTTATTTCAATATGTTTGATATCAGGATGTTTGGTGGCGCTGGCTTTAAAGTTTTCGACCTGCAACGCTGCACGGTGGATAACTCGGGCGGGAAGGGCATCACCCTGGAGGGTGGTGGTATCTGGAAATCGCAGGACGACAGCTGGTTTCACCTGCATGCGCCGTTTATGTCGTACAACGGCACCCTATCGCTGGATTGCCCTGTTGCCCCTCGGCTGAGTGTGCCCGCCAGCTTCATTTTTGATAACGCGAGCTCAATGCGCGCCCTCGGGAATATGAAGGACTCCTCAATGGGCACAACCTACCCGCAGGTCTACGATATGAATATGTCAGACAGGCTGCTGGCTGGCGGCGGTCCGGTTGATGTTCGCATTCGTAATACTGAAAACACGATCAATACGCTGGCGCGGGCGATTGTCGATGGCGACTTGCTAGGTCACTGCTTCGGTGTTATTCCTGTTGGTGGACGGGTACAGGACTTTATTAAGCGGTGGGGGATGAACACCCTCGGCACAGTATTTGGTGCACGTAATGAAACCGGTACGCTGTATTTTGATGTAGTAAACCGCTCAACGGATGCGCGCAGCAGGATTTATTTCAACAGCCATGCTCTGGGTCCCGGCACACACAACGCCATGTCCTGCGGCGAGCCATCACAGGCCTGGACGCAGGTGTTTGCAACAAACGGGACCGTTTCTCCGTCAGATGGGCGCCTGAAGTGCTACAAGCGGGAACTGGATGAAAACCAAATTCTGGCGTTTTATTTTATCGGCGTACTGAAAGTTGGGGTCTGGTGCTGGATTAAACGCGTGGATGAGGAAGGCGACAGCGCCCGTGACCATGTTGGCCCTATCGCACAGGAGGTTATTCAAATTTATGAGCATTATTGCGGCGAAGGCTCATGGCGTCAGTGCGGGGCATTTGGTTACGACGAATGGAGCGAGCAGCCGGAGGAGTGGCAGGATATTCCCGCCCGCGAGGAAATCACCGAAACCGACGCCGACGGGAAAACCCGCGTTATCCAGGAAGCCGCAGCCGCAACCCGCATTCTTGTTCGGGAATATCGTGCCGCAGGTAGTGAGTATAAATTGCGTAAAGACGAGCTCCTGTGGGCCGTAACTCACGCGACGCGCATCGTCAATGACAGGGCGATGAAAGCGGCGGGTGTTGCTCTGCCCCAACCCGATGACGCTATTGCCAGTTTACTGCGTAGAGACTAA